CGGGCTTAGAAGCCCTATAACCCAGCTAAAATAGTGCTGGGACCCAACGGCGTTGTAATACAACTGCGCCGCGCAGTGCAGAACGCTCTAAATGATGAACATCCTGGGACACCTCTTTATCTAAAGAGGGTAAAGACCACCATTCCTCAGAGGAACGATGATCAATCCTGTGGAAGCTCTTCATGAGAGCAGAGTACCCATCTATCATGTCACTGCGATAGACTGGCCTAGGAACCATCGCCTTAACTTCATAGCGATGGAAATCTCTATTCCACCTTTCGGCAGAACGATATCCTAGAAAGGATACTCTACCAAGCGCTTGAGATTCTGGGGAAACATAAGGCAAAGGCCCTATGATCTTCTCACATATTTTGAACATGTGAGAGGCCACATTCCAATACCCTTTCTTGTAGAAAGAGTTGGCAGTGGAGACCCATGAAATCAATTCAGACGCTTGTCGCCTGTTCTTAGGACGTAATTTACGTAGGTATACTGGTGTTACCAAGTATCCACGGTAAGCGTCATCTCCGCACGACTCTCGAAAGTTTCCACTGACGAAAGTCTTAGAGGAGTTTACCTTGCAATTGTATTTTCGCAGGTAAGCAAGAACAGTAATCGCATATGTGGTGGGGACGACAATGTCATCTCCATACACATGAATATCACGAGACACTTGAAAAATGTTCTCGTGACTTACAGGAAGGTTCTGTGCCCAGAGTAAAGCCATTACACATAAAGTGTAAAAATACATGGCCTCAACTGGAAAACAGAGAGCACTACCCATAGATGCAAACTTACGAAGGTCGGGAATAACCCGACCATTCGGAAGTTGTGCCCTAGTCGTTCTACATGCGGCAACCGCATCCTGAAGATCAGGATTCGATCGAAACATGAGAAGCGCTAGCTCCAGAGGAACTCTGTCGCTAGCGTCGGACAAGTCAATTGTTGCCAACAGACCTGTTCGCGAAGCATCAACTGCTAAACCCTGATTAATTGACTGATCACGAAAATTAACGTGACCAGCCGTAAGATCATGGGACTCAATCGCAGCATATAAACTACGACGGATGGCCTGCTGTGCATATTGCATGCATACAGGTTCAATAGCAATGATGCGGGGACCTTTGAGCGTTTTCGGAACAGTTACTACCTTAACAGGCAGTTCCTGTTCTGGCTTAACGACCGTTACTTCTTTGAGCTCCCTAGACTCGTAGGCGCCTAATGTATAGGCGTTTTCTAGAATAGGGAAGTAAGGCTCAAGACGTTCGTGCCATGTACGCCAAACATACTTCTGATTACCAGAAATGGATTCAGCGGTTGTGCCGGGCCCGTGCCGAGGAGATACATCGTTAAGGCATAAATCAGCCATAACGTTACCCCATAGAACATTCGATACAAGATCGAAGGCTCTATACTCGGAGTCCGACAATGAAAACAAGTCAAAGGACTGCTCAATTGCGGTGTAGTTTTGGATCGCTGCTTGTACCCTTTTCGGGGTGCAGGCCTCCTCAACCTTCTTAAAAGTAAGGCAAATTTGCCGTACTGATTCGATAATTGAGGGGAAATCAATCCAATTTTCTGAACTATCATCGTAAATCCTCCCTGTCTCATGGTTGAAAACAAGACCGATCATACCTCGCAAAAATGCGGGGATTGATCCAAATTTTCGAAAGTTTCGAAATTTTGTTGGGTCTATATACCCATCTGCTAAGCTTCTTTCGAAGTCTTTGCAAAAGTTGGGCAGAGTGATTGTCAAGAATGACATTCCCTCCATTTCAACCCGTGACCTTATAGTTTCAAGGTCACGTAAATCAGAGACATCAGCGATGCATTTGTTGCAGGCGTCAATATAGACGCACGACAACAACTCAAGGTGCTCACTCATTCGACCTCGCGGTCGAACTTCGTTGCTTTTCATGCAAACTCCTAACTAGGAGCAAAACATCAAGCTACGACAATCACACCTGGACAAAATTATGTCCAGAATCACTACGACCCACCGCAATAACCAATCAGCGAAAATTGATACAAGAAATTAGGATTAGGATAAGGATGCAGAGTGCATAAACGCACAACGCTCCTTTCCATAGGCCTTCATTCATGATCAACAGATACCACGTGACAAAGTCTTATGACTCTTGACCGTAGATCTTGTCGCTGACGGCGGTGTTCATCCAGGCAAAGAAGCCTGCACGTTGCTGGTCCACTTGTGCTGCCGTAAAACCCACTTCGGGTCTATCGGTAACATAATAGGACGAAAAGGTCTCGTAATCGTTCACCGCTGTAAGCGGATCCGGAACGATGGCCCTTTGGTCAAGCCTAGCCATTGATCTTATACGACCTTTACTGATCGTATGAGAGATGGTAAGCTTGAAAGTTCCGTCCGCATTTTGATAGACGGCCGACTGGCCGTCAGACATAATGCGAGCAAGAACTTTTGCCACAGCATTGATAGTAATAGTGATGGGATCGGTGAAAGCCATAGTTGAACTCCTTAAGTAATTGAGAAGTTAAACTCACGGAAACCACTGGTTCTCAATTCAGTGATTGGTGTAACCCATGAGCCGATAATCATTAGCGCTTTCGGGATAACCCAAGAGCGGTAATGATCGCTAATTGTCGAGCAGACAAACTGCCCGACAGGCGAAAACTGAAATTGTTATCTGCCACCTCCCTTTGTTTGGTCTCATAGTTTGAGATCCACCCAAAGGTCTGTAGTCCGTTGTTCCAATTAACGGATGCAGAATGAACTCGGACCATACTGGTCTTCTTCATAAGGTACATATAACGGGACACAACTCCATCCATTGACCACGACACGGCACGATCTATGATCGTACCAATGCCGACAAACCAATCGAGGAGCCAAGTCCAAGGTGTAACTTTCCAAAGGATGTACGGGTTGATCCTAGCCCCATAAAGGGTAAGAAGCCGCATGGCTTCATTCCAATTACTTTCGTAATCGGATAGGGTCTTATCGAACTCCGGCCGGTAATACGTAAACGAGCCAGCCGCCCAAATTGTTGTGATACTAATATCACGAAATTCGGACGAGTAACGGGAATACGTACCGGGCAGCATATCGGATGTCATAGAGTCAAACTCTGGACGCCAGGCAAGGCCTGTCGTATAACCAGAATGTTGAGTATCTTGATGTTCCGTATGCACGTTGGAAATGGTTCTAGTCCTCTTCATCCACGCACCGTTGTCTTTCGTAATTTGATCGACATACTTGCGTTGATTCTGATATACCTCATTTATTTTGAGGATATCTTTGATGAAGGGAGCCCAGCCAAACTGGTGATTGAGATAATGGTCTGCACCTTTCTTACTTCTCCTAAATACGCCTTGAGAGCGTAAGGAGTTGTAATAGTTGGTGAGCCACTCTCCACTAGTTACATAGCTGCGAGTATACTCGCCACGCGGTGCATAGCGCCGATAGATGCCTTTAAAGAAGGCACTAGAGGTACTAAGCATCCGCGCCGTGTCCTTTAGTTCATAAAGGAAAACACTGCTATCGGCTTGGGACAACGAAGGCCTCAAACGATCGTAGGCCTCAGAACCTAATGCAGCTTCAGACGTAAGGAGACCGCTGTCAAAAGGGTCAGCTTTCACTATATCCTGATAGGACTTAGCGATAGCGACCTCCCATGACACATACGGCTTGGCAAAACCGCCATTGTACTCCCAATAAAAGCCACCAGATGGTGTGCCTTTATGAGATCCAACTCCTTTTGTCCCAATATCGACTGTTGCTTTAATTGCCGCGAATGGCCCACCTGTTCTATAAGGAGGTCCCTTGTGGATATAATCCCAAGTTGACTCCTGATGAGCAAAGGGCCACGTTCCTTGTTTGACCGGTATAGTCTGCACCACAACATTATCACTGACACGCTTCTTACGAAGCGTACCAATGGTAACAAGCGATGGAGAGTCTACCGATTGACGGGAACGGTGGCGCATAGTCGATGAAACTGTCATAGTTAACCTCTTTCAGTTTACATAATGGAAACGTCATCGCTGACGTCTCAGGTACCCCCGAGG